GAATACTGAACCGAGTAAGTCCCTGCATTTCTTACATTGATCCGAGTGGTATTACTTAGATATACCCCAGACGATTCTTCCGTAGAGTCCCATTGGACTAATGCACTTGTACCAGTAGACGGGGCAGTTTGATCTGTATTGTTAGAAAACTCACCGAACGGAGAAGCGTCTGCCTCTGCCGAATCCGAAAACGGAATCAGGACAATCTTTGTATCTACAGAAATACGCTCGTCAACTAGGTTAGTGGTTGTTGCGTTTCCCGTGTTTAGCGTGATCGTGCCAGTATTGTTGGTCTTGCCATTCATTATTCCGTTGACAATCTCGGCAACACCACGCTGATCTGCACCAAACGGAGGTAATACTCTAAACATCAACGCATCCCCGCTGGCTGGAGTTCTATATCTGCCCCAATAGCCGTTGACCAGTTACCAGTCGGCTGGAACCTCAGCCTGTGATACCTACCTAAAGACCGAATCCCTACTCGGTTCTCTGAGCTTGGTGAGTTTTGGCTACCAAATGAAATCGCATCATTAAGGCTGTTCCTAGACGCAACCCCTACAGTCGAGGAGCCTTCGTCTATGAGAGGCTTAACCAAAGTCAACATTGCGACTTGACCATCATTCTGCAAGTCTGCGGTCTCGATGGTTGCCTGTCTACTTGCCCCAGATAATGTCACCAACTTTGCCGCCCGAATACCGCCTAATTGCAGTTTCCCGCCCTGCCAGAACCGAGAGTCAAGCGTAATCGTCAAAGCGTCTATAGAGGCAGAATAAGTGTCTACGCCCTCAAGCGTGATAGCAGGGGTCGAATAAGCCGCCAGCCTGTTAAGGGTGGTGTCTATGTAAGACCACCTCTTAGTGTTCACATGGTAGAGAAGAACCCTGTAAATATCCCCAGCGTTCCTGTAACCCCACATAATTAGGTTACGAATAGGGTCTACGGCAGCAGACATCTCTGGGAAACTTCCCTCGTCTGCGTCTGCAAAGAAGAACCTGTCTACCTTTTCTGCGCCTATACCTACGACATTCTGCCCATCACAAGCATAGAATCCGTCGTCTCCAAGGAAGTAAGTCACACCCTGCCATTGGATGACGGAGTTAGGCTCGTAGCACCCTAGATTCCTAGAGATGTTGTCAAACTGGAACACGAGCGGAGAGCCAATGTAACTCATCCGAAAGAGTGATCTCTCTAACAAGACAAGCCCGAACTCACCACCAGTAATCCCTTGAATCTGGCCTCCGTCAGGTACATCTTGGAAGTCAGACTGAGTTACCCCAGACGAACTCCAGGTCGTAGGATCGTTAATCCCAGACCATTGCACCCTAGCGTTATTGTCAGGTTGCCATCCAGTCACCACGAAGTCACGGACAACTGTCACGAACTTAGCCGCTGGCGCACCAGAGTTAAGAACTGCAAAGTTACCAGTCGTGGTCAGGTCGTAAGCCTGAAGCGTGTTCGCTCCATTAGCCGCAATCAGCGTATTCCCGAACTGGCTGAACTTCCATGAATAACTGCTGTTGTAAGTCGCCCCAGATATATTGTCTAGTGATAGATCTGTAGCGTCTAACAGAAACAGTTTCGTGAAGCCACCAGCAATAACTTTCGTGTCTCCGTCGGTACTCCTAGCCGCTACGACAGCGTTTAAGTCTTCGCTTGCATCGCCAGAGAACTCAACAGACTCAGGAAATGGCCCGTAGCCAACCGCTTTAGGAAACACATTCTTGGCGACAGTCAGCGCACCCACCAACCCTGGTTGGTCAGGAAGCCACTCTCCGAAAGTTATCCTTGTAGTCGCCATTCGTTATTTCCAGTTGATTGCTGAGTCCAAACATTTGACGAGATAGACTCGCTAGTCCAAGTGTTCGGCCCGATATTTATGTCAGTCCAAGTGTTCGGCACATCAGAGACAACCGACCAAGCGTTTGCCCCGTCTGCGATATTTGACCACTCTTGACCATATATGTAACCAATTGCGCTGGCAGTCGCTACTCCAGTTGCCGACCCGTTTGCAGACAAGAAAACTTCGCTGTCAGAAAACGCCTCTACATTACCGAAGACTGCACTTGCCCCATCCAGCACCATGCTGGCTGTTACAGAACTAGATCCGACTCCGCTTACGCTAGAAGTGCTAGTCCGAACCCGTATTGAGTTGGACTCCGCAGATCCATTGGCGCTGATACTCGATGCAGCCATTCTCTGACGCACCGCATCAATAACTGTAGACCCAGCCGCTGAGACAGAACTAGCCCCGACAGCCGTGTAGTTGGCATAAAGAGCAACTGAACCCAACCCACTAACGCTAGAAGCGCCTTGACGCTCTCTGTAACCCGATCCAGTAAAGGAACCTACTCCAGCCACAGAGATGACCGCAAAACGCTCTCTGTAGCCATCAAAGGTCACAGAGCCTGTACCAGTAACACTAGAAGCGCCTGTACGCTCACGCTGTCCAGAACCAGTCAAGGTTCCTGTTGCGTTGACGCTAGAAGCGCCCGTCCTTTGTCTTACTCCACTAGCAAGGACAGAACCGACCCCGCTTACAGAGGAGTTGGCTAAGAAAATACAAGTGTCTTCAGATTCCCATATCGGGCTATCAAGACTAAATCCAAGTGAGTCAATTGACCCAAATGAGTCGAGCAGCTCTAGTGGGTAAGGCCCACAAATCCCGTCCTCAGTCCAGTTTGCGTCTAGGCTAAACGGGAGGTCGTCAAGGGAGCCAAAAGCATCAAGCTGCTCTAAGGTTAAGTACATTAAGCAAGGGTAATGCTCAGATTCGTGCTGGCGATTTTGAAGATGTCACCAGTCTCAATGACCTTAGAAGAAGTCAGCGCCCCGTGGAACAAAAGGTTCCCAGAGGTCAAAGCATCATAAAGACCAAAGTGGGTCACAGTTCCCCAGTTGCCAGTTGCTTGAGGAAAGGTAATGTCTGCATCGTTGGTGCAGTTGCCCTGGGAAGCCGCACCAAAACTAGCGGCCTGACGAGCATAAGATCCACCAGAAACCTCGGTTCCTGATCCAGCGTCTGTAGGATCGCTCGTGAACAGACCAACAAAGGTCGTGGTCGGGCTTGTGTAGGAAGTATTGTTGAGAACAGCGTTCATAAGAGCGTTCTCAAGATAGTTAGATAGCGCAGCCATGATTACCTCGATGTAACAGACATTTTAAGGGGGATACCAGAATACTCAGAAGACTCGTCAGAAACATTGAGAGCCTCAAGAGCAGCGTTGTAGAAATTCGACCAGATAGCAATGCGGTTATCGTTCATCAGATACGGCTCGGCTTCTACCAAAGCGCCATAAAGGAGCGCATCTGGGGCATTAGCCAAAAAGACATTGCTTGTGTTGCTATCACTCAAAACATCGGGTTTTGCGTAGTACAGCATCACCAATGTGTAAGCCGTGTCAGGAATCGGAGCCAACTCAAACTCATTGGCACGAAGCGTGTAGAAGTTAGGTCTGCCAGAGTCAGCCGCACGAGCATCTCGACTGAAGGCACTAGGACTTAGGTAACTCAGGGTGAAACGAGGACGGGCATCTATGTAAATGTCCCGCAACTCTAGGAAGTCAGACGGAAGACCTACTGTGTTATCTCCACCAGTCGTAGTGGCGGTCGCAGTCTTGAGCATCTGCCGAACCCTCAGATTCCTCTGGAGGCGGTACTCGGCAAGCGTAATGAAATCTGGAATCTGTGCGGTTAGATCCGAGCGCCCAAGATAGTTGGCGACGCTAGTCTTTAGTCCAGAGTAATTGGTTATCGCCATTACTTATATCTCCAGCGGAGACCTCCAGCAGTTTTATATATACCTCGACAGGCTTGGCGAATACTTATTTTGTTTGCGCCAGTGGCTCTGTGAGCCTCTAAAGAACTTTTGTACTCAACACCAGTATCTAGACAAATTACAGGTTTGCTTTTTGCATCTGCAATTTTTTGCAACCACTCTGGAGTTTTTTTTATTTTTTTTAATGACTCAGATGCTTTTTGCCTTTGTTCTAGCGTAATTGTCTTGCCCTTGTGTCTTTTTGACATTGCATCTTTTGCCGATTGAGGCATAACTAAGCCAGATGAGCCTTCTCCACCATTTGTCATATTGCAAAGGTTTACACCCAATCTTTTTAGTTGATCTATACGCTCTTCTTCAACTAAAAATGCACGTTCCTCTGTTAGGTCTTTAGCAACGAACCTAACTTCAAAGCCATGTTTATTAACTATGTGATGCCAATATCGATTTCTGCAATTTTTTGCTCTTGCTCTCTTGTAAGATCCTTTGCCAACATAAA